CTTCAGCATTATCTTCCCAATATTTGGGACCATAAGCACATTGAGATTTTGTTTCGACCTTTTTACACTTGGGACAATATTTTTTTACAGATGCTTCCGATAACTCCTCCCTCCAATCAGAAAATTCTTCTTTCTTGACTTTCACTTTCTTGGAATCTCCGGTTCTAAACTTACCAAATGGAGTTGGAAGTTCTTCTCCATATTCTCCCTTACTTTTTTCAACTTTATCTTGAGAATCTACGTCACCATCGACATCATAATCAATTCTTTTTGTTGCTTTCTTGGAAAGTTTTTGAAGATTTCCTCCACCAATATTTGCTTCTAAATCAGATTTGGTTGGAGTATGCTTTTCTTCTCCAACTGGAACACAGTTGGGAACAACTTTCTTACCTTTCTTTTTCATACCTTGTTGAGTATAACCATCCCAACACTTTTCATTAATCTGCTGACCACCTTTGATTGGTTCTGGTTTGATAATATCTACAAATTCATATTCAGTTGCCCGGAAATCATCTCTCCAGTTAGAGAATTCATAAGACTCTGATTTGTTGCCCCAGTTATCAGCACCCTTTTTACGACACTTCACAAGTGCTCCAGAAGCATATGCAGATGGCCAAACAGAATAACGTGACTTGACCTTATGATAACAGGCATCTTTTTTTCCACTACCTTTGCCTGGTTTATCTTTTACTTCCTGAATGTCCATTCCTTCAGTCCTTACATTAGTTGGTTTTGCTCCACCAGATTTTTCTGGTTGGTTGGGATCTTGACGATTTTTTCTTCTTCTTGCTCTTTCCTCTTCTTTATCATTCAAATTTCTTTTCATTTTGGAACTCCCACATTTTGGTGTAGAAGTTTGTCCAGGTTGACGAGCACAGGGTTTACCTGCAAATTTCCCTCCAAGCTGAACCCATCCAGGTTTTCCATCAGAAGATTTTGATTTACCAAACCAATCTCGAAGACCTTGATCTCCCGACTTTGTTGCCATTATTTAAAAGCAAGATTACTCTTTATTATTTAGAAAACCTTGCTTTAGCATTTTTTGTAGTTCGGATGTCGATCCAACAAATACTGCATTATTGGTGACATTATTAGTAGTCTTTTTAGAATCCTCTTCAACTTCCTTAAGTTTTTTCTGTAAATCAATCAACTTATCGGTTGTATCAGCAACACTCTTAATCAACTGCCCTGCGACCTCGTATGCCCTTGGACTGCCTCCTTCACCTGCTACCTCCATAATGCCATTAATTGCCTCCTGACCCTTCTCTATGAGGGAGTAGAGGTTTGCACGACTATATTCATAGTCTTTATCAATATGCCCATATCTAGTATTGTCTATGGGTTTTATTTTAGAAGTTTTATTTTCTACTTCAACAATATCACTCGTTGTATTGAGTGCATTATCTATCGATTCATAATTGTTGGACATAACTATTAAATATCAGTTTGTTGGGTTGGACTATATTCTCTAGAATCTGTAAAGTCCTCCCACAACTCCGCAAACCCAAAGTCATCTCCAGGTTCAGCATCAATCGGATCTGGGACAACAGTATATCTCATTTCACGTTTAGCAGTTTTAATGTTTGTGTCAGTATATAAATCAGTCTGAACCTTACGAATGAGACCATCCGTAGAATCTGCAATAGGACCAAATACATAAGTCTTTGCAGTAAATCTTAAAGTGTAGATAAGTGCTCTTCTTGTATTGAAATCTCCTTCATAGTCATCTTGCATATCAATACTATCCATCACAATTGGAATATCTTTTTTCTCTCCAATAGAATCTAATAAATCTATAGTTAAATTGAAGGAAGGTTGAAAAAATGGAAGGATTTGTTCGACAATCTGTAAGGCATCATCATTTAGTTTTGAATATATACTCAGTTCAAATGTAATATTGTAAGGAACTGGCATATAAACTTTTTTTATATTTCCTTTATCATCACATGCCTTAAAGGTTTGAGTAACACTGGTTTTTCTACTTGAATCATATTGCAATCCAATCATTTCAAAAGACATTCTTGGAAGAGTAATGGCAACTGATTTTGATAACTCTGCCTGTTGCTGAATTTTTGCTAAAAACTTTTGGGAAGGTCCATACGATAGTGCTACTTTAGTTTCGTCAATAACATTCCCACTTTTATCCAAATGCCTAATAAAAATATTATTGAATAAAGTTCCAAACCCTACAATTGTTTTTCTTATAATTTCGTGATAAAAATATGTTCCTAACATCAATATTCTCCAAAGGGATTGGTCTCAGTAAAATCTAATATTTGATCTGCTTCAAATTCAATTTCTTGATTATCGTCATAGTTTTCTTCATATTCATTTTCATAATTGTCATTATTATATGACTTAAGTATATAGGTGGCAGAAGATCCTGAACCAACAATAAGTTCTCCTGGAGAGAATTGTCCACTGTTTCCAGATATTATGAGATCTATTGGTGGGTTATTAATATCAATGTCTTCTCTAACATTAATCTTATTTATTTTTGCTGTAACCCCAGAAATAGATCCCGTAATAGTTTCATTAAATTTATATGTTCCTCCAATACCAACATCTGCATTATTTGAAATTTGTACAGTTGGTGCTTCTGTATATCCAAAACCAGAATTTGTTATATGTATATCTGTTATAATTCCTCTTACACCATCAAATAGTGCTTTTGCAGTGGCAGTTTGTCCTACAGATGGTCCAGAAATAGTAATATCTGGTTCTTGGAAATAATAAGTTCCAACTTCAATTGGAAAAATAGATTCTATTTGATTCACACCACCATTAGAAATAACGGCAGTTGCTGCGGCACCTGTTCCATTTTCACCTGCAATTGTTACTAATGGTGGATTTGACGCATCATAACCACGGCCACCATATATGATTCTTATATCAGAAATTGAAAAAACACCACCAACAGATCGTGTAAATGCAATTGCAGAGGCATTATCTACCTCATTTCCGGTTGGAGATTCTTCAATAGTTACTGTTGGTGTGGAAGAATAGAATGAACCATCATCTGTAAGAACTATTTTTTGTATCACTCCATCATCAATTGTTGATGTTGCTGTTGCCGTTATACCAATACCAACCAATCTAAGACTTGTGATATAACCTTCATCCTCTACAGTCTTATCAATTTCTTCTATTGAAGTATCAATATCTTCATTTTCATATTCATAAAGTTCACATTGAAGTTCATAGACATAATTTTTTCCTAGTTGATAAAAAGGTTTTTCATGTTCGACTCTTTTTATTTCAAATAGTCTTTGTCCTAATGGAAAATAAATTAAATCTCCCTCTTTTGGTCTTGTGGTTAATTCTAATGTATGATCTGGTCTGGAAGTATTCTCAATACCTTTTCTTATCCCTTCTAACAAAGGAATAATAAAATCTTCAAATCTTTCTTTGGAAATGACAAGATTAATTTCATTTTTAAGTCTCAATCCAAATTTAGTCATCAAATCACTTCCGGGTGCATACCCTTCATAATTATCCAAATATGCTTCAATAATAAAATTATCATCAAATCTAGAAGATTCAACTTCATTCAAAACATCATCAGTTTTTATATATTTTCTTGGAATATAGTATACATCAATTCCATAAATCTTTAATTGCTCATTAATTAAATCTTGGACAAGAAATTGTTCGTTTGAAGAACCTTGTAAAAAGAAAGGATTCAGTGCCATAATTATCCTATAAAGTCGAGTGGTGGTAATTCATATTCCATAGTCATTCTCTGCTTAATATCATCAAGTTCTCTTTGTGCATCCTCATAAATTTGTCTTCCGTTCAATTCAATTCCACCAGGAAGTTTGACTCCATTAAATTTGATAAGATTTTGTCCCCATTGCCTTTTGATGAGAGATGTTAAATATTTTTTCATAAAACTATCATTATAAATCTTATTAAAATCTTCTGGATCGAGAGCTCTATAACAATCAATCACAAAAAAAGTATCTTTTGATTGAGATTTCCAATCAATATCAAGATATAATCTACCTTGCCTCTTATTAAACCTTATCTGTTTATCTGTTGTTAGGAGAAAATCAATA